GACCTGCCTTTTGGCAGATTTTATTGAGGATGAAGAGGTTGCCAGCCTTTTCCGCAGGGTGACAGAATCCTGGATTCTTTACCCGCATCGGATTACTGATAAAAAGGAGCGGAAGAAGGTTGTTAGGACCTTCAGAAATGCAAGGACCCTCGAGGATCTGCTTGAGATCCAGCAGCACCTCGACCGACAAACAAATGGACAGATGATGGGAGACCGTCGTTCATTCCCGATTCTTTGCTTTTTACATGTCGCAATGAAGAAACTCTTCATTGAGCGTCATGTTAAGCCATTAATCGATAGGGATCAGTTCTGGTTACTGAACAAGATCCCCATTGCTGTGAATGGAGATGACGGACTCATCTCAATCCCTTCGAATCTCGTGGAGAAGTATTTTGAATTCATGGATGAATTCTGGGAGATAAATAGATTAAAAACCTATGTCTCTACAGAGTTCTGTTCATTCAATTCTCAGTTCTTCTTTCGGGATGGGAAGGGGATTCCACTTTTTCGTTGGAACCTTGCGATGCGCCGGAATAAATTCGGCGCCAAAGGCCTTGACCCCAGAGTTTGGAATTCAATTGTTCAAAGCCTTCCAAAAAAATATCACTCCGCTATTTGGCAGGAGTTCTATTTCAACTGGAAGGACATCTTGTGCGATTGCTCCAAACGCGGTGGTAATTGGTTTCTTCCCCTCTGTTACGGAGGGGCCGGTCTAGAGCCCGGAGGCCTAGAGACCAGTATCACCAATCGCCAGAAATTCGCGATCCACCTCGTTAACTCCATGATTGGGAGCAGTGATGCTCCGCAATTCATGACAAGAGTTAAGAAGTGCGGCGTGAATTTTCGTGGCTACCTCACTTCTCGCGAAAAGATTTACTCTGGACGGAGTAGAAAATTTCAGCGGAAGGAAGGGGTCTTGGCTCAGGAAAAAAGGTTGGGGACCTTTAAGGAGGTCTTTAGTGATAGTCGGCTGAAGTTTCACCGACTACCCAAGCGCTACCTAGGAAGGCAGCCTCCGATCTTTCGGGATCTGGGGTTGTACTTCTGAAGTGGGCGCCTGGCCACCCCCGCGCGGACTTCAATAACTTGAAAATAGTTGAAGTGGACCATTTTCTGTCAGCGCAAGACATACTCGAGTCGAGTTGAACAGAATCTTATGAGTAACAATTCTCGTCCTTCCCAAAACAAGTCCAGGAAAGCAAAAAGGGAGACAAAACGACGCATTCGCGAACAGGTCAAGAAGGACCTGGATGTGGATTTCCGTGATGTCTCTAGTGCTGCAGGCCGTCACCTGTCTGAGCCATGTCGTCGCTATTTGGATTGTGTTATCGATCCAAAGAACGCAAAACCGTCTGGCGTACCCACCCTTATCGGTGGGGAACCAGGACTGACCGCAACCCTGAAGTTGGCCCGAAAGGGCACCTTCACGGTTGGGACCCAAGGGCTGGGCTTCCTTCTTTTAGGAGATCCAGTCCTCCGTGGGTTCTACAACAATACGTTGGGTCATGTTGTCACGACTTCGGCTTATACTGGGACGACCATCACAGGAGCCTTGCCGGTTACCGGCTTGGCCCTAGTGGGGTACTCCTCCTCGCCATACGCTGCTGCAGCTGTGGCATCGGAGAAAGATGCGATCGGTTACCGACTTGTCGGTCAAGCCGTGGAAGTCTTTCCCGAAGTTCCTGTCATGTCTCAAAATGGCGCTGTCGCCGTTCTTGAGACCATGAACAGACAGACTCTCGATGGAGAGACCTTTAGTGACGTGATAAGTTATAAGAACTCACGCGTCGTTAAAGGGAACGACCTAGGATCTATCACTTCCAAGAATCGCTTGGTTTTGAACATTCACCCTAGATCGGATATGAATCCGACCACTGGGCCCTTCGATTTCGCCTACCGGATAAGCACGACCACCACAGTCACAAAGGCTGCTGGTGTGATTGCTGTCTCCGGGACAGCAGGTGACAATTGGTTCTTCGAATCATATGCCATCTACGAATTTAGAGGGTTCAAGGCCCCTAGTCCGAAACCACGTTTCGTGGATTCGACTGGGATGGACCTTGTTATGAATGCCTTCAGACATAAGTACGTGTCTGGTTGGGATGGATCCGCGGAGGAGATTAAGCATTCCTATCTCGGTAAAATCGGAGAGGTGCTGGCGAAAACCTTGCACCCTGAAGAACTTGCCGAGAAAGGCCTATCCTGGCTCCGGGACTATGGTTTTCAGGCCATTAAGTCCGTCGCGGGGTTTTACTAAGGGAAGGGTCCCCCCTGACAGGGACCCGTTTTGCGCGACCACGCGCGGTATAAATATGGGCCGGCTAGCGGGTGACGGCTAGCCGTGTGTCCAATACTCAAGGTAGGGGGCAGGTGCCCCCGATAGCA